TCGTAGGTGCGACGCTTGTCGTCGTCGGACAAGATGTCTTTGGCTTCGGTGATGTCTTTAAATTTTTGGGTGGCTTCCTCTTTCATGTCGTCACCGTGCTTGTCGGGGTGCCATTGTTTGGAAAGCTGGATAAATGCTTTTTTGATTTGCGAATCGGTGGCGTCGGCGGGGACGCCGAGGCGGTCGTATAAGGTTGAATCTTTCACGCGCGCCATCTTTTATTTTTGTTTCTTCTTTAAACGGCCTATAAAGTTTCCCCACAATTCCAACAATATAAAAATGAATTTATTTTTATAAAGTAATAATTTTATAAAGAAATGGGAATCTGCTTTGGAACTGAAAATAACCTTGAAACAGCTTGCGATGTTAAAACTATAGAAATTATTGAGAAACCCGAGGCTAAAGTTGATACTCCTACTCCTATTCCTACACCTAAATGGGGAGATACTGTAGTATTTGTGCCGCCGATTACAGATGGCATTGTAATAAAAGTATATGATGGCGATACTATTACAATCGCTCAAAAACTCCCCTATGAAAATTCACCTTTATTTCGATTTGCAATTCGATTAAATGGAATCGATTCACCTGAGATTAAAACAAAACACGAATCTGAAAAAAAATATGCGGAGCGTTCTCGTGATGCATTACATCAATTAATTTTTGAAAAAAAAGTGACATTACGGAACATTTCTCTTGAAAAGTATGGTCGTATTCTAGCTGATCTTTATTATAATGATATTCATGTAAATAAATGGTTGCTTGACAATAAATATGCGATTCCTTACGACGGCACAAAAAAGAGAGAATGGAACGATGTTGTAACATTATATGAATAAAGACGGCTTAAGCCGTACAAAATGTTACGTTTAAATCATCTGGACTTTTTTGATTTATTACGGCTTTTTGATTTTTTATCTTTAGGCCAATAAATCGAATCTTTTGTTAGCGCTGAAAAGCTGGATAAAGAGTCGTAGAATTTATCAAACTTTTCATCTTTACAGATATATTTTATAATAATAAGGCGATGACTGCAAGGACTTTTTAACGAGTTTGATATATTTTTTAATGCCGATAGGTGTTTTTTTAGGCGATATATCTATATTCACAATAGGGTTAGTCACAATAGGGCTGCTCACAATACGATCTCCAGTATCAGCCATATTTATATAATAATTTTTAAAAATTGTCACAGAATGTTGACTTGCTTGATTTGTCTTGCGGAAATGCGATGTTTCAAAGACTTTTTATTACGCGTTTTGCTTTTTTTGCTTTTTTTGATTTTCCGTTTATGCTTAAATGCAGGTTCTGTAGGCCAATATATAGAGTCTATTGTTTTTGCTGAAAAGATAGATAAAGATGAATAGAAATCTTTAAAGTCTTTATTTAGAATATCTTTATTATCTTTATTTAGAATATCATGCAATTCATTTAATTTTATTGCCATTGTTGGACAATTTTTATCAAATTCTCTAAAATAATCACGTATTGTTTTAGAGTGATCAAATGGACACTGACTTTGTCTGAACTTTATCAATAATTCGTTAAGCTTACTATCATTTAGTTCCCGCTTAATTGTTTTAAAATATCGTTGATAAATACATAGTTCATTAAGAGATTTATCCGTTGCAAAAATTCTGTACATCAGTGCTGTATATTCTTGAGGTTTATCTTTACATAAAAACATTGCTTCATCTGATATATGAATTGTTTCAACGCCTAACATTCTGTAAAAAAATGTTCGTAAATAAAAAATCGTATCCAGCTTGTTTTCTTTACCGTTTATTTTTATTGTTTCAAAATCGATGTCACGTGTTTTAAGTTCACCTGTTCCGTCTGAATCTAATAACATAAATACCATATTTCCATTTAATGCTCCGATATTAATAGAATTAAAATCTGTTGGTGTTGTATCTATTTTTAAAAAATATGTTATGGCTTTAAGTTTAGAAACAAATACATAACAAGTATATTTTATATCTTTTATTTTTAAAAATATTTTATAAAGGTTTCCTATTTTATCAGTAGATTGTTTTACTAATTCAATATATTTATTAACGTCAATAATATTCTCCATATCAATTTCGATGTTCATTTTATAAAAATATTAAAAAACATTTACATAAAAAATGTTATGGGTGCATTGGTTGTATCATTGGCGCACGTAATGGGATATACACTTGTTGGTCGTTATCGTCCCTATCTTCGTGCATTGCAAGACAGTAGATACAAATGATTAAAATAATACCGATGATGGTATAAAGAATTTCAAGCATCTTTCTCTTTTCTCTTTTCTCTTTAATTCTATTTATAATTAATAAAATATTAATTATAATTTAATCCTGCAAAACAGGGCATTTTAAGCGCGCTTTTGGAGTGCCGCCCTTAACGCGAGCGAGATGCCCGCATGACGTATCAAAAACCCGCCACCGCCACGCCGAAAGTGGGACGTCGTGCGATCCAAATCGCCGACCCAGTACAGATCGGTCGCTGATACGGCCCACTTGGAATGGTCTTGGCTTGTCACGGTGTCGTAGTGCAATAGCTTGACGTCTTTGACAGTATCGACGTCGACGTCAAGTTCTTGCCCGTGCATCCACGTGCTGGGATACTCCTTGGCAATATGCTGGCTGTAAATATCGATAGGGTGATGGGGCGATTTGGCAATATGCGTGATGGTGGGTGTCAAGACGATCGTTGACATCTCGTGTTCGCGACTTGCCTGAAATGTTAAATCGTGGTTTGAGACGTAAATGTTGGCTTGCATAATAGACAGTTGTTTCATAATGGCAATAAGAGTATCGTTGTGGTACGGCAACTCGACGTATTGAAACGACTGGCCGTAGACAAGTTCGCTTTTTTCAATCGGCGAGATGGTTTTGCCTGTAAATTCGCGCGGAAAATTAGGCACCGAGTGGCATAGCCAACTTATCGAGGTGTCGCCCCATGTCACGATGCCCTTACAGTGACCTTTTGTATGATGCACCTTTTCAACAATATCGTCCGTCTTGTCGTTGTAAAGCACCCATTTTGTGGCGTCGGACTGGGCATACAGCGAATTTAGCCATTCGTTGATGTCTTTGCAATGAATAAACTGGTTTAGGTCGTCTGAGTACTGGATGCCGGCAACGCCGTGGGGAAATTTGATGGCGACGGCGGATTTTGTGAGCGAGGTATCCCCGACGCAACAGCAGTTACCCATTTTAGATTAGTTTCATTTCTTTATTTCTTCTTTTATTCTTTCGATTTTAGCGATGCTTTTGCCCCTTTTTCAAAAAAAGGGGCACCAAAAAACGCTTGTAAAGCCCCTTTTTCAAAAAAAGGGGCACCAAAAATATTTTGAAAAAGCCCCTTTTTACACTTTAAATGCCGATACAAATTGTTCTATTTCATTTATTTTTGTGCTATCATTACTATTACTTTGCAATATTTTTTTAATTTCATTATATATATTATCCAACTTGTATTTAGCGTAATTGATTTTTACAGATTCTCTGCCATCGTATTCATCAATATCATAATAGTTTTCATATTTTTTTAGAATTTTTGTAATTATTGTTTTACTGTATCTATCATCAAACTCATTACCTAATTCTTTATATATTTGAACAAGAATAGGATCATGCCTACTAAAATCCTTAAATTCATTTTCAGGATTTCTTAATTTATAAAGCCCAATTGCTTTTTTACTGATGGTCCAGCCACCAAAGCAAATATTTATTAATATTTCAATTTCTTCTTCGTTTATCATTATTTATGTTGTATACTACTATTTATATTTATATTTCGGCATTTAAAAAAGCAGCACTTTTTAAAAATATAAAATAAAAAGAAAGATGTCAGATACACAAAAAGATGCCATCATTTTGCATTTACGTGAAATCATTCGTGAATTGGAACAGGAAAAAAAAGACTTGTGTAAACAGCTGGGATTACTTTACAGGCCAAAAAATCAAACCGATCGTGATGGGGCTGGCGGCGAGACCAATGGCGGTACTGGCGAGACCAAAGGCGGTGCTAGTGATGCAATGTAAGCGCGTTTGGTAAACAAGTCAAGGAGATGTAAGTGCGTGCAGTAATCATTGCACTTTTTGACCGCATTTTCAAATTTGTAACGTTTGCAAAGATCGATGCAAGATATTAAGCGGTCGGTAGGCGTACTCATTTATTTTATATTTTACATTTATACCGCTTTTTTACCGCTTTTTCAAAAAAAGCGGTGCCAAAAATGTTAAGTTTAAATTAACTACATATAATATTAAAATTATATGTATTTAAATACAACATGCGTGCCTGCTTGAAGGATTCACTTTCTGACTAGTAAAACCCGTCATTAAATGCTTCCCAAAGTGGGCGTAGCCCATTATTACTCCGTCGCGCGTGCCTGCTTCGCAGGCGGAAGCTTTGCTTCCTGTGGACGGGACCCCTCAACAGCCCTTTGAAAAAGGGCCGTACCCCCAAACCTAAACACCGCCGTGAGGGGGCGGAACCCCTCCCCGCCTTAGCTGTTCAAGATAAATCGGTGTTTGCAATCGATGCACGTAATAAAAACAGACGCGCCTTCGTCTGCCGAACGGACTTGTTTGGTGAATGAAATGGTGCGTTTGCTTTTGCATTTGCTGCATTCATTGACGCCTTCTTCTGTTTCAAAGTTTTTATTCATAAACAAGTCGGTTTCTTCCATTTTTTTGGCGACTACAGAGAAATCCGGATGAGCTAGCCCAAGTTTTAATGCCTTCAACGACTGAAACGCGTCTTTAAGATCAAGGTCATCTTCTTGCATTTGAAAGGCCATTTCATAGAGCTTGTCACGTTTTTCAGTATCAGAAAAAGTGGATAGTTGTGACAGTATCCGTTTTTTATTTTCTTTTTTATGCGAGAGAAGAGACAGCTTGGAATTGATTGACATTTTTTATCTCTTTTAAATTTAATTCTTTTTTTTCAATTTCAATAAAGAAAGGGAATGCATTTTATTTTTACTCTTTTTGGTATATTCACGATTTTATATGTATTTTACAGAATTTTAATTGAAATCCGGGATAATTATGAGAATCAGCGTGAAGACGAATATGTCAGGCTTTTAGTGGAGCGAATTCGCAGGATTGATCCGCGTGTGGATGTTGTGGTGGATCAATTGCGGTTTTTTGAAGGCGATAAAAGCTATACGATTGATAAAAAATACGTATTTTTGTGCAAGCGTGATAAAAAGACGGGGGAGCAATACCACAATAACCAGTTGGTATTGGTATTGATTCATGAGATTAGTCACGCATTGTGCGATGAGGTCGGGCATACGCCAAAATTTGAGGCAATTTTTGAGGATTTATTAGAGAAAGCAAGTAAGGCGGGCGTGTATGATGACAGTATTCCACACGTGGACGGGTATTGTGAGTGAGATACACCTCTTTAGTTTTTAGTTTAAGTAAGCACTAATACATATAATATTAAAATTATATGTAATATACTGGTTTTTACAAAAGCGATATAGATCTATCGTCTTTTTTTTGTCTTTCTTAGGCGAAGATCTAGATCATCTCCTAGGTTTGCTTCTATACCACCTGGTTGATTTTGTACTGCTATCGGCTTGACTAGGCTTTGTTCTACTGATGATGCTGCTATCGACTTGCTTGGTTGTCGTTCTGTCATTTCTCGTAGTTTACTTTCAAAAATTTGTTTGTTTTGTCCACAATCACCATAATCTCTGCATAACCTCATAGCATCTATAGCATCTTGGGTATATTTTCCATCAGCTCTACGTGTAATACCAGAATAATCTCCGCTTTTTATTGAATCATACAATTCCATAGACTTTGGTGAGACAAACCCATTTCCAAGCAATTTATCTTTGTATAAATATCGAACAGAAGAGCCAATCTCTTTGTTGCTCTGTTTTAAAAAATCAGAAACGTTTTTTCTACGAATCTTAGCGTCTTCTTTTGAAAAATGAGTGCCTGGTGCGACTACGTTTAATTCTTTCTCCAACGCATCATCGTTCATTTCAAGTAAGCCTAGTTTGAAATTAGCAAACTGTTCGCCTCCCAGTGCACAAAAATATTTATCCACACCGTATTTTTCAAAAAAATCAGGAAATCTCTGGGACAAATACTCTAGATAATTCTTTTTCTGGTCATATGTAAAAAATTCTTTTTTGGCATCACACAATTTTTGAAGAACTGTTAATGATTCCTTAACTTTGTCTTTTTCAGTACTAAAATTATGCTTATTCAAATCTAATATTAAGTCTAGTTTTTCTAGTGAACAATCTCCAATTTCAAAGCGTTTAAGAAAATCTGCGTCTTCGGCTGCCACGAAAGTTGCAAATGCACTTTTCTCTTGAGCGCCTGACTTTTCACACATATCCTTGTATATTTCCAATTTTGCTACATCTAATGCCTTTTTATCAAATCCCATAGTTGTATTGGCAGTATTCCATTTTTCTTTGTACTCTTCTAAAGCAGTCTTAGCTGTGTTACAGTATGTGCCAATAGCGTTTTTAAGCAATGGATCATCTCCTCCAGCCTCTTGCAATTTTTTGAATAATGCATCTCTATTGCTTGGATGATTTTGACACAATTTTGTAAGAACGGCTCGTTTATCCACAATAGTCGTAGCTTTACTGTACATACGTATGTATTCTTCTGCTAATTTTATTTCAGTGGCCTGTTCTTCTGCTTGTTTTAATATAGTGTATTGATCTTTCAAACTTTGCCTCATTTTGTTTCGTGCTTCCTGTGCTTCTTTTATAACTTTATAGCCATCTGGGATAGATTTCATATCTTCCAAGTTGCCATTTAACAAGTCATCGATATATTTTATTTTTGAAGTTGTAATAGCACCTGGATTTGACTCAAATTCTTTGATAATATGTTTTACCTTTTCTATCTTTTCTGCTGTTGTTTCGTGTAGCCAGTCATATAATAATCGAAATCCTTCTATCAACCCAAAACAACTCATCACGATTAATCCAGCCGTGCAATGAAATAATATTTTATGTGAATCGGTGTATAGAGGTGGGGTGTGTTTAGGATCATCTATAGTAGCACACTCGTTAGCATCTTGGCAAGAGCCGTTTACACACGTTTTTCCATTTGGACACGTATTTGTACAGGATATATTAGTGCTAACACTACATAAATACTGTTGTGGCTGCGTATTGGGAACAGTCGTCGTACACGTTTCTCCGCTTGGGCAATTGCTGCATGAATTATCTTTTGTTTGACAAAAACCGTCTTTGCACGTTTGTCCACTAGGGCATACATCTCTTGCGTCTTGTCCGCATATAAAATCGTCTTGTTTAAGAATTGTGTATAACCAGATGCTTGCTACCAAAAATGTAATGGATATTAAAGTTACCAAAATCGCCCAAAATGGTTTAAATCCCTTGCTATTTACAAGCTTTAAATATTTTGGAAAATGCGAACAGGCTGCCATAAATACTCCAAAAATAATAAAAGAGATTCCACTGGTTATACTAATCGTTTGTATGATACCATTTACCATATTAACATTAAATTCAGAAGGATGACAGTCGCCAAATGAAACCATAAATATTATGCACAATATGCATATAATTCCAGTAAAAAAGCATAATAAAATGCCATAATTTCTGGTAGTAGATTGAATATCTTCTGTTACATTTAAAGCGTCTACCGACATTTATTTAATTAATAATTTAATTAAAAAGAAATTAAAAAGAAATTAATTTTAATTTCTTTATTTTCAATCTTAAAGAATTAATGAATAAATAAAGAACGAATGCTGGCCTCATTTGATATCGGTAAAAAAAATTTTTCATTTTATATTGAAGCATTTGATCTTGCTACTCTGCAACAAATTAAAACCATTTCTAAAAAAGATCGTTATCATCCCAATGGTACCTGTACAGACGACTTTGCTGCCATTTTGAAAAAAGTGTACTGCAATGGGAAAAAAGTATTATTGTGCAACCTGGATCTTACAGAAGGCACTAATAAAGAAAAGTATTTTGATTGCGATTTGTGCCACAATTTGACCGAAGTGCTTGATATGTATCGCGACTATTGGGAAAAAGTGGAGTACATTGTGGTGGAACAACAGATGTCATTTGGGGCAAAGGTCAATACGATGGCATTAAAAATCGCCCAGCATTGTGAATCGTATTTTATGATTCGGTACGGGCGTACCAAAAAAATCATCGAGTTTCCAAGTTATCACAAGACACAGGTGATGGGGTCCGAAAAACTTGAAAAGGTGACAAAAGCGGGTAAAAAGACGTACAAAAATGTGGATAAACCGGCGCGAAAAAAGTGGGCAATTGAAACGGCGTATGGCATATTGACAGAGCGCGAGGATTTTGACACGATTGATGAGATTACATCATCAAAAAAGAAAGACGATTTGTCGGACGTGATTGTACAGGCACAAGCGTTTAAATATTTGCAGTTTGTTGATTAAGACTAATTTAAATATACAGCTTTTTCAAAAAAAGCGGTAAAAAAAGCGGTTTTTATATATAATAAATGTCTATTGAAAAATTAAAAAATGTATCAATTCATTCGTCAACGCCTGATTTATCATTTC